ACCCCATCAAATAACTTATTTGGTGATTTTCAAGTGACTTGGGGGAAGCTCCGGCTCACAACGATGACTGAAGACCAAACAGAGCCTGATGACGGATTTATGTTAATTAAAATGGCAAAGGGGTTTGTTGAGCCCGTCGATCCTAGAGGCCGAGAACAAGACCCTCCAGAGCCAGTAGAAATTGATTGGGATGACAAAGAGGCCGTTGGATTTGTTTCTTTAGATAAATGTATAAGGATAATAAACAAATCATTTGAATCGATTAGTAGCTCGAGCAGTGCTAAAATATTAAAACAAGTACATATTCAATGCAATGGAACTGTAACTAAGACATACGTGCCAACAGGCGGATCTACTAAAATGGTCTCGGCAGACCCACGCGAAATACTATTTCCGGGATTTGCTGAATACGGAGAAAATAATAAGTTTCTTTTTGGTAGTTATGACTCAGCATTTGTCGCCGGCGACGCCTCAAAAATAATGATTGGAGAAGCTTTACTTAAAAAAATTATTACCGGCGAAACGGGCCGAGGTCGCGATAAAGGAGCGAAGTCAAAAGATACTACTATTTCAAGTGTGTTTCAAGCAATTTTTGACGCAATTTATAGGCATTCTGGAAATAGAATTCAGCTGTCATTAGTAAATAAACCAACAGACAGAACCGGTAATACATTATTAGTTGTTGATCCAACTTATTATGATAGTAGAGCAGGCGCGTATATAATTACTGCGGTCACGCAAGGCGGAATTGCGAGAAATCTTTCTATGACATCAAAATTACCTAGTGAAATGGCAACGATGGCATTTATGCAAACACAATCCACTGCTGGAACTTCATCAGCTAACTTTTCTATTCTTTCCGCCGGCGAGAAGAAAAAAGAGGCAGAAGATCCTGTAACTTTTGAACAAGCAAAAAAGGCAATGGATACACAAGGTCCTAAAGACGAGAATGTTAAAAATTTACAAACTGCGCTTAATAATATTCGTGCCGGAGGTGACAATTTAAGAGGAGCTATGCCCGTGCCAATTGATTTAACAATTACGTTAGATGGCATTGAAGGTTTTGTATTTGGTAATGTTATTACTACTAATTATTTGCCTGGTCTATATAAAAAAGCTGGAGTAGATATTGGATTTACCGTAACAAAAGTTAATCAAAGTATTTCCGGCGGTGATTGGACAACGACATTAAATACAGTATGTAGAATTATTAATGGGTAAAAATGAGCACAGGAAATAAACTATATTATCCAAAGACACATATTGTCAATAATTTATATACTGAAGGTAAGGAGTGGATGTACGAAGACGGCATTGAATATATCGGATATTATCACAGATACATTGATGGGATACATATGTCTGGTGCTGTATTTCAGCGTGGTTACTCTAAAAAACTTATTGAGTATGTAGATATTGCTTCACAGCCAACTACTTTCGAATACGATAAACTTAAAAAGCGAATTAATAGAATTCCTCCAAAACCAGTTTATCCCGTGCCGAACGAAGATGATTATGCAGAAGGCCGCATAAAAAGATATTTCATAAAAAGAAGAAATTTTACATCATATACAGATATTATTGAAATTAATAAGAGTCAATATCGTTTATGGAAAAAACCAAACATGGGCATTGACGAAACGTTATACATGGCAATCGAACTTAATTGGAAGCTGACAGGCCCAATGCATGACATTGTAACTGGCTTAAATACTGAGTATGGTGTGTATGATACTAATTTTCGAACTGTTAAGTTGTATGATTCTAAATTTACTGGCCTTATGAATTTCCTAACTGACTATACAGAATTATCAATTTATTCAACTTACGTAGATAAAAAGTATAAAGAATTATTTGGTTAATCCAGATAAATTACTTATATTTATGTAAGTTATGAATATAATTGAGACGACATCTGAATTTGAAAACTTTATAAAGGATAATAAGTCATACGATTGGCTTATTGTTCCTATATACAGTAACGGAGACCGTCCAGTATATACTGACACCATTTCTGTAATATATGTATATTGCTTAATAAGCGACGAAGACTACTTAATAGTATTTAATCATACAGAAGGGCTCCCATTAGCAGAAAGCCTATTAAGTCAGTTTCCAAAAGACAACCAAATATTTGTATATGACAAAAAGCGATTTAAAAACTTTTTAGATCAAGACAATTTAATTGATATGAATATGGTTGAGTACTTCCATAAAAATCATACAATGGAAGAAGATTTTGAAACTTCTGCGCATGAATTTTTTACTCGGCAATTCTCTCGATTTAATAATCTTAATACTATTATTCCAATTACAAAGCACATTGAAAAAGGCCAAGGCATTTGTTCTAGATTTTTAGACGTATACGATTATTATAATAAAGACAGATCGTTTGACAGCTATAATGACTTAATCATTGATAGTTTGTTTCAAATTGAAAAAAATGGGTTATTTGTAAACTATGAACAATTTAATAAAAAATTTCCAGACAGTCGTATACATAATCAGTTTACGTTTAGTGAATATAATGTATATACTACCACCGGACGTCCTAGCAATCGCTATGGCGGTATCAACTTCGCAGCTTTAAATAAAGAAAACGGGCAACGAACTCCATTTGTATCTCGATTTGGAGAGAATGGGTTTATGATGTCGTTTGACTATGACGCGTATCACCTTCGCTTATTAGCGGAGCTAGTAGACTATACGTTCCCTGATAATATATCAGTACACGAATATTTAGGTAAATTTTATTTTGACAAACCAGAACTAAGCCCAGAAGAATATTCAGAATCTAAATCAATTACGTTTAGGCAATTATATGGAGGTATTAATAAAGATTATTTAGAAATACCATTTTATGCCAAGATCCAAGAATATACCGAATTACTCTGGAATAAATGGAAAACGGATGGATTTATTGAAACCCCAATGTTTGGAAGAAAATTATTTAAATCTTTCTTTTCGGATATGACAGCGTCAAAGCTTCTTAACTATTTATTACAAAGCTTCGAAACCGAAAGAAACATGGCCGTGATACATAATATACTTCGTCGTACAAAGTCTTTCAAATCGAAGCTGGTTCTATATACATATGATAGTTTCTTATGGGACTTTGACAAACGAGACGGGGCTATGGCTATTAAAGTAATAAAAGAGGAACTGGAACAACAAGGAAAATATCCTGTAAAACTTGAAATCGGACCTGACTATTCAAATATGGTTTTGGTTGAAAGAAACATATAAGACACATATTTATATATGAAACGAAACGGTTATAATATTATAAACTTTGGTACAATTAATTTGCCTATTCACTACAGAGCCCGAGCTCGATCATACATCAAGTATGATTGCACGCACGTATGAAGTAGTCTATAATCGAATTTTTGTATTATCAATTGAAGAGTCCGAAGAGTTAGTGTGTAGTTTTAACGTAAACAAAGGCAACCATAAAAAGCAATTGCCAGGAGCAATGCTGGTACACAGAAAAAAGGAGACGAATACTCTATACACAATTAATTCATTAAACGCTTTAATTCGAAAAGAAAATAATGGCATAGCCGATTCAGGGTTTTCAGTTGATTGGACAAAATACTCAAATAGTCTATTAGTAACTTCAAACAATGATTTGAAGGTTCTTAAGACAAAGGTGTATCAGTTAATCAATTTGTAAACTTTTAAAAGAAATATTTGGTAACTACAAAAGGTTATCTTATATTTAGGTTATATTAGTATTGAAGATGTCGCTTTGACTATTCTAGACCTGTCTGAGACGCATTAACAATTACTAATTATTAAATACATATTAACAATTAATTATTTTTTAAATCATGGCAATCAATTTAGATGCTATTAAGCAAAAACTCAATTCGTTACAAAACGTAACAAGTAAACAAAACAACCTTTGGAAGCCAGAACCCGGCACTCAGGTTATTCGTATTGTCCCTTATCAATACAATCGAGAAAATCCATTTCAAGAACTTTATTTTCATTACAATTTCGGAGGCAAATCAGTGCTTTCGCCAATGTCTTTTGGCCGACCTGATCCAATCTTGGAATTTGGTGAGAAGTTGAAGTCGACAGGAAGCTCTGACGATTGGAAAATGGGTAAAAAACTAGAGCCAACTATGCGCTGTTATGTTCCCGTTATCGTTCGCGGTAAAGAGAATGAAGGTGTTAAGTTCTGGGGCTTTGGTAAAACCGTTTATCAAGAACTCTTAGGATTTATCGCTGACCCTGATTATGGTGATATCACTGATCCAATGGCCGGCCGCGATATCGCAGTTGAATTTAAAGCTGCTGATCAAACTGGCAAATCATATCCAGAGACATCAATCCGAGTTAAGCCAAATCAAACTCCCGTCACTGACAACAAAGCTGTATTAGAAAAAATTGGTAATCAACCTAAAATTACTGATCTATTTAAAGAGTATAGCTATGATGAAATGACCACTATGTTGCATAACTGGCTAGATCCAGAAAACGCTCCAGAGGGAGAGTCGGCATCAAAAGCAGCTCCTGCAGCTGAAGCAAAATCAAATCCAAATAAAGATTCTATCTCATCATCAGCTCCAGTAGCTAGTGTTGACGACGTAGCTTCAGCATTTGACTCATTATTTAATGAGTAATTTTTCGTAAACAAAATATTCTAGTAAACTATGGCAAAGAGTAAAACAGTAGTTGCTGAAGGTGCGCTACAGGATGATTTAGCCAATGTGTTAGCAGAAAATCTTAATAAGAAATTTAAAAGCTCAAATTATAAAGTAGCTTATTTCTTAGAAGGAGATACAGATGCTCCGTCAGAGGTTAGTGAATGGATTTCAACCGGTTCAACAATGTTGGATTTGGCCATTTCAAATAGACCTAATGGCGGACTTCCAGTAGGAAGAATCATTGAGATCACCGGATTAGAAGCTTCAGGTAAATCATTATTAGCAGCGCACGCATTAGCTGACACACAAAAGAAGGGTGGATTAGCAGTATATATCGATACTGAAAATGCTATCTCCCGAGAGTTTCTCGAAGCTATAGGTATTAACTTAAAGGACATGTTATATGTCCCGTTAGAAACCGTTGAAGATATTTTCGAAGCAATTGAATCTGTTATCGAATCTATCAGAAAGAGTTCTAAAAATAGATTAGTAACTATAGTAGTAGACTCTGTAGCGGGTGCCTCGACAAAGGTAGAAATGTCCGCCGACTATGACAAAGATGGTTGGGCGACATCAAAAGCAATTATCCTTTCAAAGGCAATGCGTAAAATTACAAATTTTGTAGGTAGAGAACGAATCTGTTTGATATTTACAAATCAGTTACGTACTAGATTAGGAGTTACGTTTGGAGACCAATGGACAACTTCCGGAGGTAAAGCAATCGCATTTCACTCATCAGTACGTCTACGTCTCAAATCAATTGGTCAAATTAAATTAGCAAAATCGACAGACAAACCTGAAGCAGTTGTAGGAATTACTACAAGAGCTCAAGTAGTTAAAAATCGTATGGGGCCACCCCTTCGGTCAGTCGACTATGACATTTATTTTGACTCTGGTATTGATGATTATGGAAGTTGGCTAACCATGATGAAAAATTATGGATTGGTTGATCAAGCAGGGGCATGGTATACATATACTAATGAAGACACCGGTGAAATTGTTAAATTTCTTTCAAAAGATTTTAAATCAAAATTAATCGATGACCCCGAAATGAAAGCGCAAGTATATAAATCAATTTGCGAAAAGTACATTCTTAATTACAGAGCTGGGGAAGATTTTGGAATTGATGATATCGAAATCCAAGAAGAATTTGACGGCGAAGAATCATAAAGAATGAGAGGTTACGCAGATTTATTAAAACAAGTTCGCGAAGACCACGAAAAGCGTAGTTCAGGCCTAGGTAAAGATGACAAAGTTCTTATTATCGACGGCCTGAACTCGTTTATTCGGGTATTCAGCGCAGTGCCATTAGTTAATGACGATGGCGACCACATAGGAGGTTCAATAGGCTTCCTAAGATCGATTGCCGCTGCAATAAGGCAATTTAAACCTACGAGATGTATTATTGTATTTGACGGAAAAGGAGGTTCGGCCCGCAGAAAGAAAATGTATTCTGGGTATAAAGAAGGCCGCTCAATGTCCACTAAATTTAACAGGAGAGAGGACGTTGGGTTTCAAACCGTTGAAGAAGAATTAGCTTCAATGCGACAGCAAATGGGACGACTGTCAGAATATTTACAGGCGCTACCTATTACAATGATGTCCATTGATAATATTGAGGCAGACGATGCGATTGCATATTTAACGACAGAAGTATTCGAGCCTAAAGATAGTGAAGTTATTATTATGTCAGACGACAAAGACTTCCTACAATTAATAACGCCTAAGATTTCAGTTTGGAGACCCGTGGAAAAGAAATTTTATACGCCGGCTGATGTATTAAATAAATTCGGAATTCCATCACATAACTTTATACATTATAAAGTATTTATGGGCGACGGATCTGATAATATAAAGGGTATTAAAGGAATTGGTATTAAAACATTAATTAATAAGTTTCCAGTTTTACTTGAAGAAAGTACAAAGAGTTTAGATGACATACTAAGTTACTCGGAACTTCGAAAAGACGAGCACAGGGTGTACAAATTAGTGTCAGATAATAAAACTACTATGCAATTAAATTGGGAACTAATGTCATTGAGAGAATTAAATATATCAGGCAATTTTAAAATGTTAATAAGTGACATTGCCAATAGACCAGTCCCTCCAATGAACATATACAAGTTTAAAAAAATATTTATGTTAGACAAAGCGTACACTGCAATACCAAATGTGGATTCTTGGCTGTCAAATAGTTTTAATACATTGTCAGCATTTTCAGAAAAATAATTTTGAAAGTTTAAAAGAATTTATTATATTAAGGTATGTCAGATAAGTTATCAAATTTCGGTCACGGATTCCAGTTAAAGATTATTTCTTCACTGCTGTCGGATAAAGCATTCCTGCAGCAGGTTGCTGATATTCTTTTGCCAGAATTTTTTGAATCCGAATCTAATGAGTGGATTGTAAATACGATTATTAAGTATTTTCATGAATATAAAGTATCTCCAACATTAGATGTCTTTAAAATTAAAGTACAAGATGCCGGTAGCGATGTCTTAAAAGCTTCAATTATTGAAAATCTCAAAGATTCTTTTAGGCACTTAGAGTCAGAAGATTTAGAGTTTGTAAAAGAAGAAACATTAAATTTTTGTAAAAACCAAGCTATTAAGCGAGCCATTTTAGATTCAGTGCAATTACTTAACCGCGGTCAATATGATGAAATTAAAGCAACGATTGATCACGCTATGAAAGCAGGTGCTGATAAAGAGGTCGGTCATGAGTATAATGATTCAGTAGAGCTTAGGTATAAAGATAATGTGAGAGATACGGTACAAACGCCATGGCCAGTAATTAATGATTTAGCTGACGGAGGCTTTGGTAAAGGAGAGTTAGTTGTCTTTGTAGCACCCGCAGGTATTGGTAAATCTTGGGGTCTTATTAATGTAGGAGCCCACGCAGTTAAGCAAGGATTAAATGTTGTACATTATACTTTAGAATTAAATGAAGGGTATGTAGGTCAGCGATATGATGCTGTATTAACTGGTATTGCAAATCAAAACCTTAAATATAATATTGACGAAGTTACGACGGCCGTGTCAAAACTTAAAGGTAACCTTGTTATTAAATATTATCCAACAAAGACAGCATCGTGTTCGACAATACGAGCGCATATTGAAAAAATGATTTTAATTGGTAAAAAGCCAGATCTTGTAATTGTAGATTATGCCGACTTATTAAGAGGTTCGGTTACAAGAAAAGAAATGCGCCATGAATTAGAATCAATTTATGAAGATTTGCGTGGCGTCGCTGGCGAGTATGAAGTTCCATTATTTACAGCATCTCAGGCAAACAGAAGCGCTTTGGAGCAGGATGTAATTGAGGCTGATAAAATTTCCGAATCATATTCAAAAGTAATGATTGCTGATTTTGTGCTTTCATTATCCAGAAAGGTAACTGATAAGATTGCAGGAACTGGTAGATGGCACATTATTAAAAATCGATTTGGCCCAGATGGACTTACACTTCCTAGTAAAATGAATATGAGTAATGGCCAAATTCATATCTATGAAGAGACCTCTGTCCAAGGCAAAGAGACTAATAAAACTATGCAATCAGGCGAGGAGCTTTTGCGCAAAAGTTTATTACAAAAATACAAAGAAGTTCAGGGAGATTCTCTCGGGTAATGAATAGTTATTATACCCCGGGCGAAGCCTTCTTATAAATAATTTATTTACATTAAAATGAACAGTAACATTTTCAAACCACGGGTAAATATCTTACCCTACGAATATCCATCGCTATTAGCCTATAAAGATGCAATCAGGCATTCATATTGGATTGATACCGAGTTTAACTTTACGACAGACATTGATGACTTTAAAACTAAAGTATCAGATGAAGAAAGAGAAGTTATAAAAAGAGCAATGCTCGCAATCGCACAAATCGAAGTTAATGTAAAAACATTTTGGGCAGATCTTTATAAAAGAATGCCAATCACTGAAATTGGAGATGTTGGAATGACATTTGCGGAGTCTGAAGTAAGACATAAAGATGCCTATGCACGTCTTTTAAGAATTTTAGGATTAGAAGATGAATTCCAACATGTTGTAGAAATTCCTGCAATTAAAGATCGAATTGCGTATTTAACAAAATATTTAGACGGCACTCGCAGTAAAGATGATAAAATGTACACAAAGTCAGTACTTTTATTTTCTTTATTTATTGAGCATGTTAGTCTGTTTAGTCAGTTCTTAATTATGATGAGTTTCAATAAAGAAAGGAACCTATTTAAGGGTATCTCTAATGTGGTTGAGGCTACTTCTAAAGAAGAAGAAATTCATGGTAATTTTGGATCAGAACTTATTAACATTATTAAATCAGAAAATCCAGAGTGGTTTGACGAAGAATTTGAGCACCTTATTTATTCTGCTTGTAAAAAAGCGTATAAAGCTGAGGTTAGAATTTTAGATTGGATTTTCGAAAAAGGAGAATTAGACTTCCTACCAAAACACACTATCGAGCAATTTATTCAAAATCGATTTAATAACTCATTGCAACGAATTGGTATGGACCCAGTGTTCCAAGTAGACTTCCTAGAGGTAGAGAAAACGCTTTGGTTTGATGTAGAAATTACAGCAACTAAAGAAGGAGATTTCTTTTATAAGAAACAAATTGATTATAACAAAAAAAGCAAAAGCATAACGGAAGACGACTTATTTTAATTAAACACAATGGAATACGAAAAATATTATTGGCTAAATGAAGATAGCCGCACGTTTTTATCAAGAGGATATATTAGCGAGACCCCAGAGCAGAGAATTAAAGACGTTGCTAATACGGCAGAAAAATATTTAAAAATAGAAGGATTTGCAAAGAAGTTTGAAGATTATATGGCAAAAGGTTATTATAGCCTTTCTACGCCAGTTTGGATTAACTTCGGAAAAGACAGAGGTCTTCCAATTAGTTGCTATGGTTCTAATATTGATGATACATTAGATAGTATTCTTAATGCGGGTCGCGAAATTGGTATGATGTCTAAGTATGGAGGAGGCACTTCTGCATATTTGGGAAATATTAGACCCCGCGGTACTCGTATCTCAACAGGAGGCACTGCCGACGGACCAGTCCATTATGCCCGATTATATGACACTACAGTAGACGTGTCAAAACAATCCGAGGCAAGACGCGGTGCGTGTGCTGTATGGCTACCAATTGAGCATGGAGATATTTTAGAATTTTTAGATATTGGGACTGAAGGTAACCCTATTCAGAACCTTCAATATGGAGTTACTGTCACTGATAAATGGCTTCATGAAATGAAAGAGGGTGATGCTGATAAACGTAAAGTATGGGCAAAGGTTATTCAAAGAAGAAATGAATTTGGGTTTCCTTATATTATGTTTAAAGACAATTCAAACAATAATTCTCCATATAAAGAATTAGGATTAGACATTACAGCATCAAATTTATGTTCAGAAATTCAATTACCTACGGATTCATTTAATAGCTTTGTTTGTTGTTTAGGATCATTAAATTTATTGCATTGGGATGAAATTAAAAACACAGATGCAATTGAAGTTTATACAATGTTCCTTAATGCAGTAATGGATGAATTTATCAAGAAGTCTTATAATATGCCAGGTATGAAGCGAGCTCATCGTTTCGCTGAGCAGCACCGAGCAATTGGATTAGGAGTTTTAGGATATCATTCATTATTTCAATCCAAATTAATTCCGTTTGAATCGTTACAAGCAAAGCAACTAAACTATGAAATTTTTAAGACAATTCAAGAAAAGTCAGACTCTGCTTCAAAATGGTTACATGTAGCAAAAGGATATACTTCTTTGCGTGAAGGATTTGCAAACACTACATTGGTAGCAATCGCACCAACTAAATCTAGCTCCTTTATTTTAGGCCAAGTGTCAATGGGAATTGAACCAATTAAGTCTAACTATTTTATTAAAGATTTGGCTAAATCAAAAACCATTTATAAGAACCCTTACCTTGAGGCTGAGTTAGAAAAATATGAATTAAACACTGCTGAGGTATGGGAAGGCATTCTTAAAAAGGACGGCTCTGTTCAGCATTTAGATTTTCCAACTAAAGAAGTATTTAAGTCATTTATTGAAATTTCTCCAAAAGAAATTATTCTTCAAGCGGCTCAAAGACAAAAATTTATTGACCAATCACAATCATTAAATTTAATGATCCACCCTTCAGTGCCAGCAAAAGATATCAATCAATTATATTTGTATGCACATGAAGAAGGAGTTAAAACATTATACTACCAATTTAGTCAAAGTTCAGCTCAGTCATTTGCTAGAAATATTAACGAGTGTGTAAGCTGCGAAGCGTAAGATAAAAGTTTATATATTTATTATAAAGTATATATGAGTTTTCCAGTTAGAGGATATTATCACCCCGAAGATTGCTTTGCCACTATTTCCGAATGGGAAGACGTAGCAAAACAATTTCTAGAGCTTGAAAAACAAGGATTTGATACTCGGGGTGGAGTAATTGACGATAACCACCAATTAGTTCAATTGATTAATCGATGGTTTAAATTTCAATTATATGTTGAAACTCAACGATACGATCTACTAACTCAGAAAAATGTATTAGATTTTATTGAGGACTTTGTCAATCATCGTGTATGGCAATTGCGAGATGAATTTAATGAAATGGTAGGCGAAGACCAAATTGATAAAATCAAAGTAGCATATTTTTATTCTCGAGGTGATATCGAACCATATATGTTATTAGATACAGAGTTTACTCAAGACTTATATGGTACTGCATCACATACGGTAACGACATTACATTGGGCATCTGAGCAAGGAGTTAAAAATCTAGAAGACTCAGTTGAAAATGGTGGAGTGTATGCTATATCAACTTTTACTAAACAGTATAAAAAATTCTTTAGGCCAGAATCTAATTACCTAGTTAAACTTAAAGGAAAATTAGTAGCAGCATTTAGGTCCGACGTTAAGTCAGTCGTGACAGACAAGGGCAATAAAGCTGCAAATATGTATAGATTAGGACATCCCGAAGGCGAAGACACAAATATTTGTACAGACATTAATCTGTGTTCAGATAGTGACCACTCTACGTATTTATGGGATGAAGTTATCGTTAAGCCTATAGAAATTATAAGTATTAAACAAACAATAAATTATTAATAAAGTTATGAAAATTTTACACTTTACAGCAGATTGGTGTGGTCCATGTAAAATGATGAAGCCAAAAATTGAATCATTTAAAGCTGAAATGGGAGACCGCGTTGATGTAGAATCAGTCAATGTCGACACGAACCCTGAATTAGTTAATCAATATAATATTAGAAGTATTCCGACATTTTTATTCCTTAATAAAGATGGTAATGTATTCAACCATATTATCGGAAGTGCTACTATAAATAAATTTCAAGAAATAGTTACGGATTATGAAAATCAAAATTAAAAAGTTACACCCAGAAGCCATTATACCTACATACTCTACTAAAGGCGATGCTGGTTTAGATATGACAGCAGTATCCGCCCAAATCGACGCGTCGGGTCTGTTTATTGAATATGGCACGGGATTGGCAGTTGAAATTCCAGAAGGATATGTAGGATTGCTATTCCCAAGAAGTTCAGTATCAAAAACATCATTAGTATTAGCAAACCATGTAGGAGTTGTTGATTCTGGATATCGAGGAGAGATTAAATTCAGATATAAAGATTTAGGTCTTCAGGCATATGAATATGAGCCGGAAATTCTTAAAACTTTACAAGAAGACAGAGCTCGTAAAGAACTGCCAGCCCTTTCAGGTCCAGAAGAAAATTATGTATGGGTAGCAAATGAAACTGCATATGAAATTGGAGACCGCATAGGTCAATTAGTAGTTATTCCTTATCCCGAAATCGAATTTGAAGAAGTAGAAGACCTATCTGATTCAGACCGCGGAACGGGAGGGTATGGATCAACTGGAAATTAAGTTATTGAATATTTATTTTAAAGAATATCGATGAAAGAATTAGCATCTATAGTATTACACTCACAGACTCAAGCACACGTATTCCATTTGCGCTCTAAATCATTTGCAGCGCATTTGGCATTGCAAGCATATTATGAAGGCATTGATCCTTTAATAGATGGCCTGGTAGAGGCATATCAAGGTCGCCACGGACTCATT